GCCGTCACTCGGAATTGCAAAGAGTCAGGTGGTGCCGAAGCGTACCGGGAATGGGACATAACCATCCTCTCCGCTCTGGTGTGGCAATTTGCAGGACTGGACGACAAGACCGCTCGGGAAGCGCCACCACCAAGCATCAGGATTACTGAGGTTGCCCGAGCCCCTGGCGTACTGCTGCGCTTCAATGTCAGAAATAAGCCGCAGCACCTTGAAGTCGTTTTCGCCCGGCCCATATTGATGCCGCATGACGGCGGCGAGCCAGCCTGCGTCCTGAGCCAACCCTGGCCCATAAGCTAGGAAAGTCAGCTGTTGTAAAAAACCGCTGCTAGGGTCAGCAAACGTGCGGGTTATCCCAACGCTGGCGTATTCGCTGGGATCGACGNNAGCAAACGTGCGGGTTAGCCCAACGCTGGCGTATTCACTGGGATCAACGCCGCTGATAATCTGGATCGGCTTGTCCTTGGGTAATTGGTTGCCGGCATAGGTATTGGAAAGTATGTCGTCCGCGCAGAACGGCAGCCCGGACACCTCGGTTCCCGGAACTGTACCGAGCGAAGCTGGGCTGTGCGTGTGGTTGCTGGATGCCTTGGTTTTGATTTCTTGTGCAATGCGCTGGGCAAGCGCATTGATGCGATCGGACAGAGCCATGATCGAGTTCCTTTTTCAAATCAGGAAAGTGCAGAGACAAAAGCTGATACGAAATCGGTGTCCGTATTGCCCACGGCCGTTGCGCTGATAGCGCCCATGTCGCTGGCGCTGTGGGTGTGCCCGACATTGGATTTGCCATCCAGTACATTTTGCAGACCACTGACTTCGGAAATGGCATGCGTGTGTGCGGTGGCAGCTGCGGCAATGTTGCTGCGTGCCTGCGATTGCTGGCTGGTATTCAGACTTTGCGAAGTATCGAAGCGCACGCGATTACCAAGTGCAGCGAGCAGGTTTGCAATGTCGGTGTCATCGGACTGCAGTTGCTGCTGAATTTCCAGCAAGGTGTCATAGGCTGAGCTGGCACCGCCCAGAATTTCGTTCTTGATCTTGTTTTCGAGCGTAGTGAGTTCGGCAACAATCTTGTTCGACGAATAGGTGCTTGTCGTTGAAGTGCCGCCATCATTGATACTGGGTGCGGACGCAATCGCGGTCTTGAGCTCGTTGATTGCACCCACCAGCGTTTTGGCCGTGGTTGCGAGGCTATTGGTATCGCCGGCGGCAGTACGTACCGCCTTGAGTTCACTGCCGATGCGTTGGGCGAGTGCGAGAAGTTGGGTATCGAGTGCCATGGTGGCTCCTATTGCAAAGCGTTTTCAAAAGTGAGTGCAGGATCGGTGCTGAGGTCATCAATCTGATCCGGGGTATGCCGATGCGAGTACGAAATGGCGCCGTCGTTACTGGTATCGCCACTCGTGCTACCCATCACGCTGTTGAAGGTGGCTACGAAATCAATGTCGGGGCCGACCGTTTCGCCGGCACCATCGGAGCCTGGTGTGCCAAGTTCCAATTCGAATGTCTCGACATAGTTGATGTCACCGACATTGCCGATCGAGGCTAATTGCGATTCGACAAACTGCCGCGTGGCAAAGACCACTGAAGGGTCAATCTGCAGCACAACATTGCTGGCATTACTGATGGCCATGACAAGCCCGATGTCTAGTTCCTTGGCCGTACCATCAGCTAGCAGCGGTTTGTAGCTATCGGCATAACGAGCCACGACAATCAAAGCGCCAGCGCTATCCAGCAAACCAACCTCACGAACCCAGAATCCACCGGCGGCAGGTGGAATCACGCACCGGGCAATGATCCAATCCGGGTTGTCGATGTCGGTCGTGAGTTCAGTGAGTGCGCCGCGCCAGACTTCGTGGCGCAATTCGGATTGACTGTCTGTTGGTTCATAGCCTTCGCCATTGGCATCCCCGACAACCAGATGGCTCAGCGCCAATGGCGGTCCACCACTTTGTGCGGAGGCGATTTTGGCCCTGCCAGTCGCAGTGACCATGGCATCGTATTGGGCGGGCATGATGTTCTCCTTCAGTTCAGCCGGGGCGTGACGGTGCTGCGCTCAACTTCAAGCACGATTGGCTGGGTATGGATTCGGGCAATCAGGATCTGGTGCGTACTGCGCCGCGGGTAAATCGTGATGTATTCGAGCGTGATCGCGCTGGCGGCAACCTGTGTAGTTACGACGCCTCGTAATTGCGTGACCGGCCGCGGCGTTAGCGTGACTCGCTCGGCACTGCGCGTTGCGATGGCGAAGTTCGGCAATGAAACTTGCCGTTCCAGTTTCAGCCGCAGTACATCCAGATAAGACCGGGCGTTTTTGTATTCATGAATCAGCGTTTGCAACAGCGACCAGGTCTGTATTTGGGCTCCTTGCCCTTGTAGATCCACTTCGACGCGTAAGGCATGCGGAGCGCCACCATAGTCACGCCAGTCAATCATTCTGATCGGCAACTGCAAAGCACTCAGCGCCCGCAAGACACCCCCGGGCGTACCTTTGGTTCGATGTACGGGAATGCTTGCTGCGATCACTGCGCGTTGAGTGTTTTCTGGCCAGCGGGAGTCCCACACATCGACCGATAAAGCCCATGCAAGCCATGGCAAAAGCGATGCCGGACACTGCCATGGGTTCCATAAGGTATCGACAGGTACTGGCACTCCGCCCAGTTGCGCGGTATTGGCAAACGCAGATTCAAGCTTGGTGCGATTCGGGGGCAATAGATGTTCAGACATCATTGACCTCCCGCGTGGAGATCGTGATTGCGGAACACCATGCCGCCTCATTTGCGGCACAAACGACATCTTCCGTCGGAGAAATCAAACGAACGCGTTGCACGCCAGGCTGATGCAGCGCTGCGTATAAACCTGACAATGTGACGTCGTAACCGAGGCGATGTGTATTGGCTGCATAAAGTTCGGTTGCTGCCCGTGCCTGTTCGCGTACCGGGTCAGCAGATGGCCCCGGGTAAAGGGTAAGTTCAGCTTCGATTGCATAGTGCCGGACCGCGGGCGGTAAGACACGTACCCGGTCAGTCAGTGGCCGAACATCATCATCCGATAGCACATCACCAACGGTCTCCAATAGATTAAGGTCTGGTGTTCCATCGCTTTCAGTAGAAAGAACCGTGATCGCAACATCGCCAGGCATTGGATCCGGCAAGCCCGCGCTATGGGTGGCCTGCAGCACGAAACAACTCTCCGGAAAGTAACTGGCCACGGCTGTAGGAATCGCGATACGCGCAAACCTCGGGGTATCTACTGCGACGTCTTTTACGACGCCGCTTGCCGAAAGTGCATGGTAGCGATACGCACCGACCGGACCGGCGACGGCAAACCCCTCCGGTGCCAACTGCACTCGCGCACGCAGACTGTCATCGTCTTCATTGATCGCGTCTGTGCCGGCATCCTCGTCGGCGGGTGTGATTTCCAGTCGCTCAACATCGAGCAAGGCCGCCAGTTGATCGAGATCGGCCCCGGTGCTTTTGGCAAGCATGACTGCGCGGGCCGCATCGTTAATCCGCGCGCGCATCTCAACCTCCAGATAGGCCACAAGTTCGAGCAATTTCACGACAGGATCAGACTCAAGTAGCGCATCAAAGTCAGGATATAAATCCCGAAACTGGGCCAGGCGCTCTTGATAGATTGCTTCAAAGTCGAGCGTTTCCACCACATCGGGTGGCGGTAGTTGCGACAAGTCGATCATTTGGAAGCATCCTCAAATACTGACTTCGAGCAACAGCGCATCGCCGTGATATTCCGCGGTAATGGCAAAGGTGATCTGTCCGGACAACACACTGAGTACCTGTACGCTTTTGAGTTGAATTCGGGGTTCCCAGCGTCCGATGGCCCGGGCGGCTTCGGCCTGTACTGCTGAAATCCAGCCGCGGGTTTGTGGTAGATCGACCATGTTGTGCAGGTCCGAACCGTATTCCGGGCGCATGCGCCGGCTGCCTTGTGGTGTAGATAGAATGTCCTGCAAGGATTGGCGCACATGCTCAATGTCGCTGAGCGCAGAGCCATGCTGACGACTCATGCCGGTGACCATGCCTTACTTACCTTCAGTGCTGTTTTCAACTTCACGTTCGAATTGTGCGTGCTTATCCAGCCATTCAATGAGGACTGGATCACTCGCCACAATGCGACTCTGTGCAACGGCAAATGCACGCCCATCCGGCAGAATCAGCGTGCGAGATTTAAAAGCCCTATCGCGGAAGGTGGCCGCAGAAATCGGGGGTTCATTTTTTGCCATCGGAAACTCCAAAAAC